CTATTGTCCAGTCTTGGGTAAACCCAATAAATACTGCCACATTTTCAGGATCGGTATCTGGCCGACCATTAAATAGAGCGGTGGCGTCAACGACATTCTTTGCAGGGGTAAGCTGTGGGTGCTTTGGCTCCCAGTCTTCGGGCGAAACACGCAAGCCATCCCAAGTGGTTTTTAGCTTAGAGTATCTGACCCTAAGACCACTTCTGTCGCTTATTGCGTAAGATTTTTTTCCTCTTGCGTATTTTGCCATTAAGATAAATTCAGCGCAGTTGGCTGAATCCTCAAGCTCACGCCGTCATTATCAGTCGATGCGGCAAAGTTAAACGCCCTCTCATACATTTCATTCAGTATTGTAAACTTCTCATTTGCAAATTTCAGTGCAAGTTTACTTGCTAGGCCAGCGCAGATGCACTCGTTCCAGCGATAAGGAATGTCGGCATCCTGATTTGACGCCGTGACATCCTCAAGCTGGTTTATAGACCAGTAGATGATACTGTACGTTGTCCTGTCTGGAACCTGCCAGATGTAGAGGACTGGCGTGATCTGCTTGTCCAGCATGTACTGGCTTGGCTTGCCCGGTGACGTTTTGTTTGGCAGTTGGTTGTAATCAGCAATCGAAACGCGATTAATAATCTGGTCAGACGTATCTGTCCCAGAGCTGTCGCGGATTACCGCGTCTAAAATATCAATCGTGCCAGCAGGCAGCGGGTATGGCGCTGTCTGGCCGTTCACTAGGGTCAAAGTCTTCTGCGACAGCGCCCAGTAGTTAATACCCCTGTTAGCCCACTCAGAGAAGAGCAGGTTAAGGCTACGACGCGCTGAGATAGCCCTGTCGCCTGTCTGTACCTGTGGATCAACACCGCAACGCTCGAACGCCTCAGTGATGATTTCCTGAACATCTGGCTTAAACGCTACGGTTCCTGAAGTTGCCATTTATTTCCCCTATGCGAAGAACACGTTCATTAATACAACTGTAGCAACTGTATATTTTACAGATAAGCCAGCCTTAAAGAGCATGCCCTCATCTGGAATGGTGTTATCCACAGTTGAATTGTCTGTGCCAATTGTTTGTGCCTTAAATATGATAGTGCCACTGTCTGGCGTACCATTAAAGAAATCAACTAGCCCTGCGGTTCCAGCGGAGACAATTGAATAGCCTTTCAAGCGTGTGCGACCACCGCCAGCAACTTCGCTGGCACATAATGAGCCAGAGCCAACTGTGATGTTTGCCGCATACTGAGCAGAGCATTCCACTGCGCTAACAGTTAAAAATAATTTAGCACCCGCCACTGCTTCAGCAGAACCTGTGGATGTTATGACTTCAGTAATAGCATTACCAAAAACGTCAGTTCCAGTAATAGTACACGTTTTATTGTTGTCCCCAGTCCCTGCCGTCGTGACAGTCACGTTTCTAGCACCGCCACCTAAGAAGGTAGTCGCTGCCATTGTGGCTGATGTATTTGGTCGAGCTACTGTAACCAACCGATCTGGATCGGCTGCATTTTCGTCAGCTATAAATTTGACTTGTACGTCTGTTTGTACGCCCATGTTAATCTCCTATAAATGAAGGCGGGGCGTTAACCCCGCCAAATTAAACATTAGGCTGCGAAAACAAACGTACCAGTAGTACCCGCACCAAGAGGCTGAAAGTTAAACGAGATATTCCACAGACCTGCCGTTGTGCAAGTAAAGTAGATGTACGAGCCAATGCTGAACAAGTTTGTTGTTGCGCTTGCAGGAGTATACTTCAACAAAGTTTCACCCGCAGTAGACGTATCAAACACAACTGCACTGCTGGTACGGCTTTCGATAACGCTGCCTGTTTCATAAGCATCACTACCCGCACAATCAAAGCTCAAGAAAGCAGTGCCGCCAGTAGTGTCTACGGACTGAGCGTGGACAACAACAACGCCTACTGTCGCTGCTGGCAGAGTAGTAATCTGCTGTGCGCCGCCAGTGAATGGGTTGACGTTAATTCCAGCAACATAAGTAATTGTAGCACCAGTGGCTTTAGCCGTTACAGCTAGACCGTTCAGCGCGGGGCTTGCGCCACCAGACAAGATAGACCCAAGTACCGTAAGATCGCCGCCTACAGAAGCGTTTGTACCATATGTGGAATTAGTTGTCTGAGCGCCAGTTGTGGCATTGGTTGTGATGTCTTCAAAACCGTTTTGCGAACGCACTGGTCCGCTAAAAGTAGAATTACCCATGGGAATCTCCTGTCTGGGTTAAGTCAGCCGCCCAATGCGACTGTCAGGGATGCCCAAACAGTACAATAGATTTTTACAAAAAGAAAGAGGCGATCCGAAGACCGCCTCAATCTAACAAGTGCAATGTGTCTTACGCTCCAGGGGAGCCAAACACACAACGTGGGTCACTAAAGCCGAAGCTATAACGCTCACGAGCCTTGAAGCGCATGTTACCTGTGTCGAAATCAGCTTCCATGTTAGTGGAAAGCGGAGTCCGCTCAAAGTGAACAAAGCCACGAGGCGCATCAGTCTTGAGGAAAAACGCATCTGGATCAGTAAGGAAGTCGTTGACGGCATAACCATCAGGCAACATCCCCATTGAACGGATTGCGTTAGTGTCGTTGTCAGCAGTACTAGTGCGGAGGTTGGAGACCATCAGGCGCTCTGCAACGAATTGCAATTGCCGTGGGATCATCAACTTCATGCCGCGGAGAGCGACCTTCAAGCCACGTTCGTCAACATAACCAGCGATGTTGATAAGAGCGTCTTCCAAAGAAGTTTCGTTCAAATCAGCAGCAGTTGATGGTTCGTTGGCAAAAGTTCCACCGTTTGTAAGCGGGTGATCAGTGGCGCAAAGTGCAACACCGTCTCCGCCAGCAGTTGCACCAGCGGCGAACGCATTGTTCAATACCGCAGCGGCTTTAACCTGCTTAGAGTGGGCCATTGAGCGAGCGAGAGCGCGTGTGTAACGACTGCCGAGGCGGTCATACAAGTTGTCCTCGATTGCTTCCTCAGTAATTGAGAAGGCAAGCGCAACGGTTTCGTGGTTGTAACGAGCTGTGTATGCTTCGTTAGCATCGTCAAAGTTGACAGCGGAACCTTCAGACTTAGTAGGTGCCGAGCCAAATCCAGATAGCATAACTTCCTCCTCGAACGCTCTGTCCGATGATTCAGTTGTATACAGCTCTGAATGTTGGTTTTCGTAGCGATCGTACTCCATACCAAACAAGGCGTTGAGACCTGGTTCAAGCTCTTTCGCTAATTGTGCGCGTGAAATAGCCATGTTTTAGACCCCCTTATACGCCGGTCGTAGCAACAGTACCCGCTGCAATGGAACCAGTAGGCGCATTGAAGTGGTTGTTGATACGAACGATTAATGGAATACCAGCGACAGTGAAATCCGAATTGTCTGGGTCATCTTGTATGCCCATAACACGGAGTGCCAAAGTGTTGGTAGCTGCGACTGTATTTAAATCTGCGGTTGCAGAAGAAATACCAGTAGTTGTAGAACCACTGTTGCCTGTTGCAAACGCGATGTTTGCGAACACAGATGTAAGAATTTCCGCTTCAGTGTTCTGACCAGCCACAACATTAGATGTTGCAATGGTGAACAGTTGATTTGGATCGTCATACAAAAAGGCTTTGACAGGGAAATTAGAATCCGCGCCAGAACCGGGCCATTGGTTTGCCCGAATAACTTCACCTGTAGTAGATGAAACATACTCACAGCCATAGAACACACCCACAATACTGACATTACCACCAGCCGCAGCTTGTAGATCGTCAATGACGCCCGCAGCCAACGGAATAACCGCCATGCCTTGGAACATTGGATTGGAGTTGTCAGAAGCTATGCGATATTCAGATAGACCAGTAGAGTTGGTCGATTGACCAATTTTACCAATGGGACGTAGCCCAAAGGATCCGTTAGAATTTGCCATAATAGCACCTCAAAGTTACTTGGAGTCTCCTCGCGAGCCTCCAAAGGATACACGACTTTGCCGATTATTAGAAATCGGCATCGAAGGATGTTGGTCCTTCATTAGGTCCTGGTCAACTGCTACCATCTGTTCGCGGGTCCGGTTCCCGTAATACGCGGATCGTTCTTGGGCGGTCTCTACAGGTATTCGGCACAGCATCAATCCACCTTGTCCGATAACCCCTTCGTATCGACCTTCGTCAATAGTGGGAGCTTCATAGTCTGGATACTCGTCCTTACGGACAGGTTCCCATCCTTCGCGTAGCTTGGTGTTGACATTCATTTTGTCTTCTTCACCACGCATTGCGACTCGAATCCAACGATGCACATAGCCTGGAGGGGCTACAGGTGCTTCAAGGCGACTGGGCGGAGCCCATGGTTTACGGCGCGTTTCTGTTTCGCGGGTAGCGCTCTCGCGCGGTTTTCTATCAGTCATTCTATCAATCCTTCACATATTTTGCATATTCTTCAAGCGGGACGTTTAACCGTTTTGCCATCGCAATTTGTGATGGTGAGAGTTTCACCGACCTGCGCCCTGTTTTTGCTGTACTGCGGGTAGCTGAAGCGCCAGCAGGTGCGACCTGTGCTCCACCCGATTTCTTCGCGGCTTGGAATTTGTGTGGAAATTCCACGCGCATGCGTTTGTCTACTTCACTATAGTAGTCATTTGCAGTCGGGTCAATTCCTTCTTCCTCAACTAATTTACGATGTATGCCAAAAGCAGCATATGTCATAACCTCGTCGTTTCCAAACCAATCGTTCTTCTCTGCCCACGCTTCGGCTTTGGGATCGGGCTTTGCCGCAGGAGTTTGCGGAACTTGTTGTTGTGGAACAACAGGTTGCTGGGCTTGAACAGGCGGGGCCTGCTCCGATCTTTGTTTAGCTAAACGTAAGCGTTCGTTCTCGATAGACATGTTTGATAAGGCTTCTTGAGCCTCTAACATTTTATCGGTGTCCCCGCTGTCGTGGGCCTCACGGTACAACTTTTTAGCTGAAGCAACCTGAGTTTCAAGCCGTGTGCCGTATTCTGCAAGGTAGCCCTTGTCTAAATTCTGCATGCGACTTTTAAGGTTTTGATTCTCGTTCAACAGTTGTTGTGCCATTCGCACCGCTTCTTCCCGATCCCGTTCTTCTTTACGGTATTTCTCGGTCAGCTTTTTAATGCGGGTTTGAACTTTGTTACTGTAGCTATCCAACTCATCTTCTGAGCCAGACGCCTTTTCTTCTTTTGAATCAGAAGGTCCAGTTTCGATTTCGATTTCAGTTCCAGCTTCCGCCTTTACTTCTACCTCTACCTCTACTCCCTCATCTTCGTCTTCAATGACTTCTTCATTTTCTTGAGACATAGTTTTCTCCTAGACCTGCTTAATGTCATCAGGTTCAAGAATAGTAGCGATAACTTCGTCATCGTTAATGATGCGAACTTCTCCACCGTCAATCTTGAAACGTGATCCCGAATATCTACCGATACAAACCCATTGGCCTTCTTCGCACCAAGGTTCTGCATCCTGTCCAAACTTGCCTGGGTCTTTGTATGCCAAAGGCCCGATCTTGAGAACGTAAGCCACAACAGTAGCTACAGCCTCACGAGCTCGAATCTCATCTGGGATATGTAAACCACCCTGCGTCTTGGTTGCACCTTGATAAGGCATCACCAACAAGCGCCAGCCCGTGGGCTGCGGTAGTCGTTCCAAAAGGGGTTTCTCTAGTAGAGAAGGGTCTAACACCTTCTCGGTGGCGTCCACATATGCGCTATTCACATCGGACGAGTCAGCCGGAGCCTTCTCTTTGTCCTTGTTCATTTTCTGCGCAACGTGATCAGGAAGATATAAGGTCTTCGACATCGTCTGCGTTTCTCTCCAGCAGGGCT